CACTATTAACAGTGTATATTGGGGTCACGGTCATCAAATCCCAATCCTTGGCGTCCTCTTCTGCAAATGTAACCCTATATTTGTCGCCTGTTACGCCTGTAGACACTGAGATCCCAGAAAACCCAGTGTTAATAAGATTCTGTAACCCGCTCCTGATATTTTCCTCGTTGGTTGAATCATCCCCGGCAAAAGTGATCTCTTCGGTCAAGATCCCCTCTAAAGCAATCTTATACCTATCGCCCTCTGTTTGGTTGTTAAAATTGAGGGTCTGCACTTCGCTGGTTGGTGTAGGGCTTGATGCATCATTGAAATCATACTGTGGTATATTAGAAAACGGTGCGTCTGCTATTGTCCAGGCTGTATCTGAGGTCCTGGTAATGGTCTGCGTCTCCACATCTGAGTGAGTGATTATGATAGTATCTGCTGACTGTATATAGTCAAACTCAAGAACCTCTGAGTATGTCCATGGGGTCTCAAGGTAATCATTGCCTGATCCATTTATATTGGTCTGCAGCACACCATCCTTATATATCTGCATTCTTTCACTGGTAAATACAAGCAGGTAATTTTGCTCGACATTGAAAGAAAAATTCTCAAGCCTACCATTGCCCAGGGCTTCCCCTAAAAACTCTGTTCCTGGCCTTTTCTTCATGCCTCCTTGGGGTAAACAAAGGACATTCCTGGCTGATTGGACACCGTTGTAATATGCTGTGAGGTCTTTTCTCCCTAACAAAAGTGGATCCAGCTCACCTCTGTTCAGATTGGATTGTAGGTTCCAAAGATCAGCCATTAATATAGTCCTCTTCCTGAGTATCTGACATCCACAAAAGGCTTATCTATGATTGATTCCTGTGGTCTGCCCTGAGAGTCAATACTTCTTGCCTGTGCGATTGCTACCCTGTATTTAGCCTCGTAGTATTCGGCCTTGCTGGTGCTCTCTGTAATGCTGTTTGCAAAGTCTGATGCAAGCTTATACTGAAGGGCAACGACAACATGAGGTGGTAAGGATGTTTCTGTGACCTTATACACATACCTTGCCATGAGCTCATTGGCATTTGAGTATAAAAGATCCCCTATAATCACATAGTTAGATTGCTCAAAAATGGCCCATAACCTGATCAAGTCAGTTGGGATCTGATATGCATAGGAATATCCTGTCCTATCGTCTGGGGTCTGCGATAACTGGCTCAATACCTGCTCTTTTAAGGCAAAGCTCCAAGGGTGTTCAGATAATACCTGTTTGTATGTCTCTGGATAGATAGCTGCTGCCACCTCAAAGCCTGCCCCTGTTCCTGATGTCAAGGAGCTTATAGGCTCATCCCCTATCAGCAATAGTGCGTTGCTTGCTATGTCTACGTCTGTTGGCATATTGCCCCCTTATACTCTCTCATCATCAAAATAATCGAAATCCAGAACTTTACCGGAGCAAATGGTTATCGTATCATTTTCAGGACCGTCAAAGTGTGGGCAGGCATCCACGCAAAATTCACCAGCGTTCTCTGAACATAGCATTTGCTTAAACTCGGATCCTCTTTTGATGTAGAGCTCACCAGATACGGTTATCTTGCCCCTCTTTGCATTGGCTTCTTTGGCTTCCTGTGCTGCAAGCTCCTCGGCTGCTATTATATCACGGCATACAGGACACCACTTGCTCAATCCATCGTCATATTCATCCAAGCATTTCAAGCACTTTCTCATGATATCTCCCTTATTTTTTATTGCCCATTGCCGATTGGAACAAGGTCAAAAGGTCTGTTAAATCATCCTGAACGACCCATTGAACCTCTGAGGTACCAGAAACAGACAAAACAACTCCATGCTTCTCCTTACCTGCGTATGTAAGCCTTGATGCTACACCATATACACCAGCCGGAGCCTTGTCTGTATACTGGAGATCGTAGGCCCATTGCCTGAGATCTGAATTGGTCTTGACATTTATTATAGACTTCTGAAATCCGTTAACAATCCTCAACACAATTCCGTTTGTAAGTGACTGAGTGTTCTGGGGTTATCTCCTGGAGCATGCCATTAAGATAAAGATCATACCATGTGGACCCATCTGCGGTGATCTGCACCTTTACACCTTCCCCTGTACCGAGCTCATCAGTGCAAACAATGGTAATTCCACCTGTCGCACCTTTTTCCAGGCTGATAATGGCGTCTGTCTGTGCTGGTATGATTGTTTCAGGGTATGCGCTCAAGGTATCCCCTTGTAAGGGGTAAGGTTTCCCCTACCCCTGTTTAGGTTAGCTAAGTGCTACGGTTCCAACGTTCTCTACTATTGTTCCGTTTCCGGCGGAGTCAAACCATACTACCAAACACTCGTTAGGAGCGTTCAGGGTAGCAACATTGTTTGTGCCGTTAAAGGTTCCGGATGTAAGTGTCAGTGTATGAGCTGCTGTGCCTGATGCTGATGTGTCCTTAACAACAAAAAGCCCAGGGTGGTTGAGTGTATCAGCTATTGTGGCAGCCACAACTACAGTTGCATGGTTAAGTTCTACAGACTGAACACCGGCTGTTACTGCGCCTGATGCTGTCAGCTCCTGGGATGTCTCAAGCTGTGTGGTCACTACACCAGATGTTACGGCAGAAACAACCAGCTTGTAATACTCTGAACCGTTCACCACATGAATAATGTCACCAGCTGCAAGGTTCTCATAGGTGCTGTTGAAATAGCCTGAAGCCTTGATTGTTGCTATGGCGTCAGTATCCTCTTTGTAGATATACTGTCTTGGTGCGTTGCTGTTTGCCATTGCTGATACTGGTAGGAAATATGTTTGATCAAAAGCCATGTTTAAATCCTCCTTAAGGATTGAAAGTTAATATAAATAGCCTCCACGCGGGAGAGAGTAAGCCTTGGGGCAGGCCCGTGGAGGCTATGCCCCAATTCCTATTAAGCTGTCTCGTCGTAGATGACCTTGACTATGCCCTGTGGCTCTCTTGCTACAGAGCCAGCCTTGAACATGCCGTTTGCAAGCCAGGATGTTTTCTGTGGTACCCAGTCAATAGTTGTCTTCATTTCGATACCGATTGCAAGGCCTATAGCTGACTTGTGATATGCAAAAGCAATCTCATCACCAGTTACGCCGGGCAAACCACCCTCAGCCCTTACGCCGATTACATGCCAATTAAAGCCCATCCACTGATTAATCTCAGCATTCATGAGAGCCTTTATTGTGTTGTAATCAGAAGAACCAACCTGCTCAACGGAAAGGAGCTCATTCAGAACATTGGCCTGAATGCAAAAGTGCCTGTCTTCCATTGGGGCCTCGATCTCATTAAAGTGCTGTGATGCTCTACGAACAACTTCAAAGTCAAAGTTCCTGGTCCCTGAGATATCAAGAACAAGCCCTGTATCTGGATTCTGATCATTTGTTGCTGCAAAGGAAGTGGCTGCAAATGCGTCAATTACAAGCTGATCTTCCCTTCTTCCTATAGCCTTAGCTATGGTGTGAGCAAGCTCGGATCTCTCATCAAAATTTACCTCTGCCTGATCAAAGATGTCAGTGTACTCTGGTGCGTTCCAGTTCTGCATAGTTGCGGTCTGGCGTGCGTGGCTGATGTCCATAGGTGTAACATCTGCCTGGGTAGCTTTCTGGTTGGCAAGCCCCTTGCCCATACGGGTGAACTTGTATGACTCTCCAGTTACATTTGTACGCAGAGATACAGTATTCCTAAGAGTCTGCATCCCCTGGTACTCGTGCTTTACTTCGTTGTCAAAGGCTATTACTGCTGCGTTGGCTAGATTTTTAGACATTGATATGTCCTCCATTTTGGTAAATCGTTCAAAGTTTCTGGCTTTGATCGAGTGTCCGAACGTTCGGGTCGATTTTTGCGCCTGTTAAGGTTCAAAATCCCTAATGTCCGGCTCCAAAATGGAGGTATCGGAAAGGATAATTGAATAAGTATTAAATAATTAAACTAAATTGTCAATGATATTATGCACCTATAACAACTCTGTGATCCTCAGAGCCATATAGTTTTGCCTGCATGGCCTCAACCTTCCTCCTGAATGCTGGATCTATCGCCATTCTTCTGTTACCGTATTGATCCTTTTCAAAGACAAGCTTGTTAACCTCTTCCTCTGTCACTCCTCCTGTTGCTTGGCCTTCCTCTGGATTTACTGGAGCATTCCTTGTCATGGATACCAGCTTTTCAAGGGCCTGCACTGATGCTGCACTGTTTGCCATACCCTGGAACCCCTCTATCATATCCTCTGGAAGATTGGCACTCGCCCATGCATTAAGGTTGTCTATCCTGACCTCTGCATTGTTGCCCAGGGCTTGCAGCTCGCTTGCCTTGTATGACTCAAGGGCCTCACCCTCTGCCACCTTAGACATGGCATAAAGCTCTATCATCTTGTCAAAGCCTTCCTGCCCCATGTTGGAATTTTTTGCAAACTCCATAGCCTCTGACATGATGGGGTCTGAGTCGTCAACCTCTATACCGCCCTCTTTGAGCTGGTCAGAGATATTAATCTCGTACGCCTCTGGCGCGCCTGTGAATGCTCCAAACCTGCTTTCCAGCTCTGTGTATGCCTTGGCCTGCTCTGTGATGTTGGCGTACTTGTCCTTGAGGAACTCTGGCTTATCTCCCTGCCCTGGCACACCCTCTGCATAATGCCATGTTGGTTCCTCTGATGTTTCCTGACCTCCTACCATCTCCGCTACTGACCCTGCGTCATTCTGCTCTGGTGCTGCTGATTCTTCTGTCATTTTACTCTCCCTTTTCTACCCTGTTAATGGTTAGGATTATGCCCCTTATGAACCGCTTCTGACCCTCTCTAATGCCAGACTCAGCCATATCAATTCCGCTCTCCACTGTTGGGGTCATAATCAAAGCCTCTTTCCACTTGCCTATCAATTCCTTGCCCTCTGGTGTCTGTTCAAATACCTTGTGAATGAGATAGTCAAGCCTTTCACTGCCTGACTCATCATCCTTCTGTTGTCTTAATGCTTCTGCTGGGTCAAACCCTGTTTGCAGATCATCGTAAAAATTAGACTCCTGCTGTTTCATCCACTCCCCCTAATTGTGTTTGTGCTGCTTCCATAATCTGCTGTCCAAACGCCTGAACCTCTTCCTTTTCCCTTGTAAGGTCTGCCGTTACGCTTAATTTATCTCTCCAGTAATTAGGCAAGTCTTCGACCTTTACAGTTCCAAAAATCACCTCCTGGGGCAAGGTCTTGCAGTTAGACCACCATACCTGACTGTTTTGAAAGTCTTCCATGTCCTCAGACTTAGACATTGGGGAAGTCATCTTGATAGTGACCTGCTTTCCGTCCACTACTAGGTTTGGTTCTACCTGCCCCAACTCAGCTAAAATGTCTATTTCTGCTGCCAGTAATGGCTCAATGAGCTCAGTCTTTAGCCTGCCAAATGATGCGCCTCTCTTCTTCAAAGCTTCCTGCATTCTCAACATTTGTTCTGTGGCAGACTTAACAGGGTCAGTTACCTCTCCTAATGGATTGGCAAACAGAGCCTCTCTGATGCTGTTCTGTTCCTCATCAAGAAGGATACCGCCTAAACCAAGGTCTCCAGCCCTATCAAGAGCCTTGAGGGTTGGGTTTGCTGTGGCGTTGCTGGATACAGGTAATATGGTCCCTGGTGCAATCCTGGCTGTATGTGGGTTGAATATGCCGTCATCTACTCCGGTGTACATACCCGCCATCTGTATGGCTGCATTCTCAAGGAAAAACTGCTTAACTTTGTTTACTGTCCTGATGGTGGATAGCTTTTGCATGATAGGACCACGGCCAAATACCTCACCTGGGGTTACATGCCACCTGAAGACAATCAGCCTTTGGCTCCTAAAGCTCTGGGTGAATAGTACAGAGTCAGACCCTTTATGTATGACAATCTGCCAGTATAGTTCATCCTTTGGATTGTAAAGCATACCAATAATAATCTTGACCTTGCTGTAAGGATTCTTCTTGATCATCTCTTCAAGCTGCTGTGGTAGTACTGCTTCAGGCCAAGTCTCTTTAATGTATCGGGCCTCTATCTCTCTGTTACGCCACACATTCTTGATCTTTCCGCTTGCTGGTGCTTCTGGGGCAAGCTCTGCCAATGGCACATTAGAAAACTTGAACGTCTCCTTACCAAACTCTCCAGCCTCTATGAGGATTGCACCTGTACCTATACCAAGGTCTGAAAACCCTGGGGTAATCTCAGTGCTGAAATTTGAATGATGGTGATGCTTAAAGAGTGTGCTTGTAGTGCTTTCAAGAGCCTTGTCTGTGCGCTCCTTCTCATCATCTGGGATTTCACTGCCTGCGGTAAGCTTTGCCCACTCCATCCAACTAGGCACCACTGACCCCTGTATCATATTGGCAAAAGTCACAAGCCCATCTACTGCTGTATCATCAAATATATGTCTATTCTTTCTCTGGCCTGGGCTCCATGTTCTGAATGTGTCCCTCTGAGGGGCCGCAAAATCAAAAGATTCCTGATGCAGTGACCTCCAAAGCTCCCAGTTA